CTTATAGATGTCTAACGGAGTAATATTAGTTGTCGGTAGTAAACGACTTGAGGGATGGACGGATTTAAGTATTACTCGTTCTGTAGATACTCTATGCGGTACATTCCAATTGTCTATGATAGATATTTGGAATTTGGATGATAGCATCGAACTAACTCCTGGACTTCCATGTATTATATACATAGGTGACGAAAGATTAATTACCGGTTATATAGATAATCAGAAACCTTCTGTATCCACGGATGCAAGCAAAATTTCTATTTCAGGTAGATGTAGGACTGGGGATTTGGTAGATTGTTCGGCAATTAATGTTCCAGGTACATGGAAGGATATAGGATTAAGACGTATATGTATTGCTCTATTAAATCCTGATAATAATTCGTTTGGAATTTCGTTAATTACAGAAACGGATCTAGGTTCTAGCTTCAAAGAATTTGCAATTACTACTGGAGAATCGGTGTTCGAGGCTATCTCTAGAGCTTGCCAAGATAGAGCAGTCGTTCCACTTTCAAATGAGAAGGGCGATTTAGTTCTAACTAATATCGGGAAGCATCCGGCATATGACGATCTGATATATGGTATGAATGTAGTGAGTGCGGACGCGGAAGCAAATTATTTGGATAGGTTCTCGGAGTATCAAGTAAAAGGTCAGCAGTCAGGTAAAGGGAAAACCTGGGATAAGAGCATGACACAAAAGTTTGCGACATCTTCAGATGAATATATTACCAGGTTTCGACCTAAAATTATTACGATGGATAATGAGACTACGCAGGAAAGTGCGCAGAAGCGAGCTAACTGGGAAGCGCAGATAAGAGCAGGAAGAAGTATTTCTGTGAATGTAACTCTACCTAGTTGGTATCAATCTAATGGTGAATTATGGAGGGAGAACTTAATAGTCTATGTATCCATTCCAAAACTTAGAGTAGACGGTGAGCTTTTAATCCGTGAAGTTTCATACAAGTTAAATACCTCTTCTCGTTCTTTAGCTCTAAAACTTTGTGATCCAGGTATATATGCGACGGAACCCAAAGCGATTATCAAGAAAAAGAAGAGTAGAGCCGGGAAATGGTCTTTCCTATCAGGAGCCTAATGAATTTCGCTAAACTGCTAGAGCCTATTAAAAATAGAATACGAATGATTCTTAATCGTGCATTGGTCGTAATGGTTAATGATGGTACTCCTATTCAATTGCTTCAAATTAGTATCATGAAAGATGAAGTTAAAAGTGGAGTAGAAAGATTGCAGGACTTCGGCTTTACTAGCAATCCTAAGAGTGGAGCAGAAACACTTGTAGCATTCTTGAATGGTAATAAAGATCAAGGGATAATAATTAAAGTGGATGACTCTAGGTATAGGAAAAAGAACTTGGATCCTGGTAATTCGGCTATGTATAACTCCGAGGGAGTTTCCATTCACCTAGAGGGTAAAAAGATAAAGATTACTGGAATGGATGATGTAGAGATTGGGAATTCACTTTTTGTTCAAGAGCTATTAAACAAAAGTTTTCAGACTGCATACAATACTCATACTCATGTATGCTCCTCTCCCGGAAGTCCATCTGCGACACCACTTCCTATTTCAGCACCGACTGAATTGACCTCAAAACTCAAGGCAGAATAATGATAACTCCTACCTTAGTCGCATCACAGTATTCCACGTATTTGATTAAGAAACTCGTAGTGCTATCTGGCGAATTGTATGGAGGAACTACTACTGGAGAACTTCTTAAATGGGATGGAGTTTCTGCTTGGACATTGGCCGCTCCACAGAATGCTCTATACACAAGTCTGATAGATATAATTGTATTCAATTCAAAAATCTTTGCAGTAATGTCTTCGCCTACTTATGGGAATGGTTGGTTACTAGAATGGAATGGCTCTAATGCTTGGTATGTACAGGAAAGAGCTGGAGTTCCGGTTGGGAATACGAACGTTACCTGTCTATGTGAACATAGTGGTGAGCTATATGTAGGCGGATTCGCATTTCCTGCTGGAGGTAATCTATATAAGTGGGATGGGAATGTAGCAGGAACTTGGTTACTTGTAGCGAGTACTTTGTTAGGGGAAACGTCTTTGCAAAAGATAGTTTCTCATGCTGGGAATGTATGGGTATTCACTGATAACAATGGTTATCTAGGCGAGAATGTAGCTGGAACTCTAATCCAAAGAGCGACTTCCTATAGAATAGGAGGCACAATCCCAGTTGGATTATTATCATTCGGTGGCGATATATATGGAGCAGATACCCAAGCCGAGTACTCCCTTAAGAAGTGGGATGGTGCTTCTGGTTGGACTACGGTAATCCCGGATCCAGCGAGCGTTCGATGTAGTGATTTGTTTGAGCATGACGGAGAGATATTCGCATGCTCCTATACTGCTTCCGGTCAACCATTATTAAAGTGGGATGGGTCAGTGCCAGGAAATTGGATACAGGTCTCTACATTCCCATCTCTTTCATTTAGAAATGGAATTAGCTTTGGAAGTGATATATTCATGACTGATATCGGAGGAAACCTATATCAGATTATTTCCAATCAATTTGTGCTGCCAGATAGCATCTCCTCCAGTGAGGCATTTGGAATACCCGGAATAAGGTTTAGAATATACATGGATTCCATACTATCGTCGGAAGCATGGGGTTCGCCAGGTTTAGGACAGGATTGGTATATATCCTTGAATGGAATTGCAAGTGAAGAAGGTGTTGGAGTACCTACATTAAAACGAACTACGAATATTGAAAGTGCTTTATCGGTTGTAATAGAAGATAAGGAGGGGGATATTCGATTAGTGCTAGAAGCATTGGATGGATATGGAGATGTGCAACTGGATGATCGTGATGTAACTAGAGATGCTGGATTTGAGACAGCTGTCTTGATTACATTAGGAACAGATAAGAGGGCTGGAGATGAAGATCCATTGCCGGATGCCGGAGGGTATAAAGGCGGATGGTGGGGTGATGGTGTTCCTGATGTACCTGGAGATCTAATTGGCTGGAAAGGATGGATATTACAGAGGAGTAAATCCACAGATAAAATTGTGACTCAATGCAAAGAATATTTAATTGATGGATTCCAATGGATGCTCGATGATGGTATAGTTTCTGCAATTAATATAGAAGTCAAGAAAATTGATACTATGGAAAAAGCCGGGGACAGTATACTATGGATGTCCCTCCAATTTATTAGACCAGGACAGGATGACCTGTTCTATAAATTCTTTTACAATTGGCAATCTCAAATTTTAAGGAGAGGATAATGCCTTGGACTAGACCTACAATCACAGATATTACAACTAGAATTACAAAAGGAATTGAATCAAGATTATTCGGGAATGTAGCTCTATTACGGAGGGCAGTCTTGCGAATTCTTGCTCGTGTTTTTGCCGGAGCTATACATACATCTTACGGATATTTGGAATATATATCTAGACAGATTTTTGTGTTCACTGCCGAGGGCTCGTTTCTAAATTGGCATGGTAGACAGTGGGGAGTAAACCGTAGACCAGCATCATTTGCCGAGGGTAAGGTGATATTCTCCGGGACTAATGGAACGCTTATTCCTGCCGGAACTTCGGTGCAGACGGAAGCAGGAATAGAGTATGGAACATTGCTGGATGCATACATAGCCGGGACTACGGTAATAGAAACTGTCCAAGCTATAGAAGCTGGAGCAGATGGAAATCTAGCTGTCGGTCAATCTGTATTTTTGATTGAAGCGATCGCCGGTATTGATGCGGAGGCTACTGTCACTGTGGAAATAGAGGGTGGAGTGGATAGTGAGACTGATGGAGCATATCGGACACGAATATTGCAACGAATACAATATCCACCGATGGGCGGAAATGCTCAAGACTATATTCGCTGGGCACTGGAAGTAGTAGGAGTAGGAAGAGCTTGGACGTATCCGTTAGCTAACGGAATAGGAACGGTTGTCGTTGCTATTATAACAGATAATGAGAGCAGTCCTCTCGCCTCTACTACTTTAATAACAAATGCTCAGGCATACATGGATGATAAGAAACCAGTGACCGCTGCTCTTACTGTCGTGAAGACTACTACTTATTTCGGTAATGAGGGTGTGACAGAGATATACATGGATATGCGAATAACTCCGGATAGTACAGATGTTCGGAATATGATAATCGCAAATCTTGAAGATCTATTCAAGCCTCATACCCCTGGAGATGATATACTTATTTCTCAGGTGCGAAGCGCGATTTCCGCATCTGGTATTTCGGATTTTGTTATAGACTATATCTATGTAACTGGAGTTCCAGTTCCTACGAACGCAAACATAGACTTGTCTGGGTATATGTATCCAGTGCTATCCAATATAAATTTCACGGAGTTAACGTAATGCCGATTCCAGGAATTGAAGAATTAGTCATCTACCAGAAATACTTTAATAGGGATTTCGCCGAGATGCTTCGGAAGTTCCTACCACGAGGATATGTCTGGAGAATTCCCCTCCCCAGAGAGGATGATATCAGGGCTAGAAGTATACTGTCCGCAGAATCTTTTGGTCTGCTTACCATTCCACCTTTCCTTGGGGTTATTACCCCGAATGGTATACCTTCCGGTGAGAATGTTGGAACGCCTCTGGCTATTGGGTTTGGATTATTCATGACTGGCATACCCTCGGGGGAATCCTTTGGTTCTGCTTCAATTGACCAGACTTTCACAGTAGTCGGTATCCCTAGTGAAGAAGCAGTCGGTACTCCTACCGTACACATGGGAATGGAAATTATGGGAATCGCCTCGGCAGAGGTTGTTCCTGCGCCTTCATCAGCTATCAGGCAATACATAGCCGCGAGTTCATTTGAATCTTCACTTAATCCAAGTGAATGGAATACGGAATTTCCTACTGATTTTTACCAGACTACTGAGAGCGGGGAGGGTATCGCTCAATCTGCAACGGATGTATCACCAAAACTGTTTCCTAAAAGTACGGATTTATTGACTGGAGATTTTACTATACTCTTTGGATTGTGGGCGTCTGCGACGGAGCCTGGAACAAATCATTCTTGTGGCTTAAGAATATATGATAGCGTTCCTGCGATGAAGGTCGATGTATGGTACGGTGAGGGGGAGATTAAGGAAGATATCACTGATGCCATCGAAGCGGTAGCGACTGGTCCGATCGAACATCCAATGAAAATTGAAAGAGTTTCCGGTGTTATTTGGGTATACATTTGGACAGGAAGTTCTTGGTTGAGAATGGATGCGTGGGATACACCGAAAAGCTC